ATTTTTAATGTTAGCTTAAATAGTAATATAACTACTATCACGATTTCTAATATACCTTCAAGTTCATTTACTGCTAATTTTAGTTTAATATTCACAGCGGATGGTACAGCAAGAGCAGTATCGTGGACAGCATCGATTAAATGGCCGAGTGGTATAGCACCTACTTTAACAAGTACTAATGGAAAAAGGGATGCATTTGCATTTGTAACATTAGATGGTGGAACTAATTGGTATGGTTTTGTAGGTGGTCAAAATATTTAATAAATATATATTATGAAATACGCAAGAGTAAAAGATAATCAAGTAATAGACCATAATAGAGATTTACCAAAAACTTGGGAAAATGTTTCAAATTTTTATGCTTTTGATAATCAAACATTAAAAGAATATGGATGGTATCCATTTCGATTTGTGGAAGCACCCGATATGAACAATTCTGTTATTAGTGGTTCTTATTTTGAGATAAGTGAAGATGAAGTAGTTGAATATCAGACGAGAAGAGCTAAAACAGAAGAGGAAATTCAAAATGAAATTGAATCAAAATGGAGAGAAATAAGAGAAAAAAGAAATAGATTACTTTTTGAATGCGATTGGACACAACTTTCAGATTATCCTTTGAACGTTAAAAAAAAAGGGGAATGGGCGATATATAGACAAGGATTAAGAGATATTACAAACTACGCTTCACCTGATTCAGTAGTTTGGCCAACAGAACCAATATAATTTTATTTTATGATAAATGATATTTTTGTTCGAGCAAGAAAGAGTATACCTGTTATACCAGATAGATATATTTGGGGAACGGGTAGTACTTTTTTTGGTCAAATAGGGAATGGTATTATGGCTTATGGATTTACACAAATAGGAACGCTCACAAACTGGTCTAGTGTGTCTGCTGGGGTAAATCATACAATGTCAATAAAGACAGATGGAAGTCTTTGGGGGTGGGGAGCAAATAATTTAGGTCAATTAGGCTTAGGTGATGTAACTGCCAGGTCATCACCAGTTCAGATAGGAACGCTTACAAACTGGTCAAATGTATCTTCGGGGACAGGTTACACAATGTCAATCAAGACAGATGGAAGTCTTTGGGGGTGGGGGGATAATCTTATAGGTCAATTAGGCACAAATTATACAACGCCCTATTCATCACCAGTACAAATAGGAACGCTCACAAACTGGTCTATAGTATCTTCTGGGCAAAGTCACACAATGTCAATAAAGACAGATGGAACTCTTTGGGGGTGGGGATGGAATAATTTTGGTCAATTAGGCACAAGTAATATAACGGACTATTCATCACCAGTTCAGATAGGAGCACTCACAAACTGGTCTAAAGTATCTTCGGGGCAAAGTCACACAATGTCAATAAAGACAGATGGAACTCTTTGGGGGTGGGGATTGAATAGTTCAGGTCAATTAGGCATTCCTTCTTTTTTCACCCAGATAGGAACGCTCACAAACTGGTCTAGTGTGTCTGCTGGGGTAAATCATACAATGTCAATAAAGACAGATGGAAGTCTTTGGGGGTGGGGAACAAATAATTTAGGTCAATTAGGCTTAGGAAATACAACTAACAGGTCATCACCAGTTCAAATAGGAACGCTTACAAACTGGTCTAGTGTATCTTCTGGGGGAAATCACACAATGTCAATAAAGACAGATGGAACTCTTTGGGGGTGGGGATTGAATAATACAGGTCAATTAGGCACAGGTGATACAGCTGCCAGGTCATCACCAGTTCAGATAGGAACGCTCACAAACTGGTCTAGTGTATCTACTGGGGCAAGTCACACAATGTCAGTAAAGACAGATGGAACTCTTTGGGGGTGGGGATATAATATTCAAGGTCAATTAGGCTTAGGTAATACAACTGCCAGGTCATCACCAGTTCAGATAGGAACGCTTACAAACTGGTCTAGTGTATCTGCTGGGCCAAGTCACACAATGTCAATAAAGACAAATGGAACTCTTTGGGGGTGGGGATTGAATAACGCAGGTCAATTAGGCTTAGGAAATACAACTAACAGGTCATCACCAGTTCAAATAGGAGTACTCACAAACTGGTCTAAAGTAGATGCTGGGGGTGGGGGTGGAATTGGTTACACAATGTCAATAAAGACAGATGGAACTCTTTGGGGGTGGGGAATAAATAGTTTTGGTCAATTAGGCATAAGTAATACAACTAACAGGTCATCACCAGTTCAAATAGGAGTACTGACAAACTGGTCTAGTGTGTCTGCTGGGGGAAATCACACAATGTCCATAAAGACAGATGGAAGTCTTTGGGGGTGGGGATCGGATCTCGGAGGTGAATTAGGCACAAATAATGTAACGTATTATTCATCACCAGTACAAATAGGAACGCTCACAAACTGGTCTAGTGTTTCTGCTGGGACATCACAGAGTATAGCTATTGATAATACCTATAAAATATATAGCACTGGGCCTACTGAATTACTCTTAGGCAGAGTATTATCATATTCATCACCAGTTCAGATAGGAACGCTCACAAACTGGTATAGTGTATCAAGTGGATTGAATTACACAATGTCAATAAAGACAGATGGAACTCTGTGGGGGTGGGGAACAAATAATTTTGGTAATTTAGGCACAAATGATGTAACTTTCAGATCATCACCAGTTCAAATAGGAACGCTTACAAACTGGTCTAGTGTATCGACTGGGATAAGTCACACAATGTCAATAAAGACAGATGGAACACTTTGGGGGTGGGGGTATAATGATGGAGGTCAATTAGGCACAGGGAATACAACGACCTATTCATCACCAGTACAAATAGGAACGCTCACAAACTGGTCAAGTATATCTATTGGGCCAAGTCACAGTATAGCTATTGATAATACCTATAAAATATATAGCACTGGGCCTACTGAATTACTCTTAGGAAGAGTATTATCATATTCATCACCAGTTCAGGTAGGAACGCTCACAAACTGGTCTAGTTTGTCTGCTGGGTCAGATTACACAATGTCAATAAAGACTGATAAAACTCTTTGGGGATGGGGGCAAAATGTTTCAGGTCGATTAGGCACAGGGAATACAACGACCTATCCATCACCAGTACAAATAGGAACACTCACAAACTGGTCTAGTGTTTCTGCTCGTAGCCACACAATGTCAATAAAGACAGATGGAACTCTTTGGGGATGGGGGTATAATGCTTTTGGTCAATTAGGCATAGGCATAAGCAATTTCACGGACTATTCATCACCAGTTCAGGTAGGAACGCTCACAAACTGGTCAAGTGTATCTGTTGGGGAATATCACACAATGTCAATAAAGACAGATGGAACTCTTTGGGGGTGGGGACTAAATAGTAATGGTCAATTAGGCTTAGGTGATACGACGGGTCGTCAATCACCAGTTCAGGTAGGAACGCTCACAAACTGGTCAAGTGTATCTTCTGGGTCAAGGCACACAATGTCAATAAAGACAGATGGAACACTATGGGGATGGGGTAATAATGGAATAGGTCAATTAGGCTTAGGTGATACAACTAACAGGTCATCACCAGTGCAGATAGGAACGCTCACAAACTGGTCAAAAGTATCTTCTGGGGCAAGTTACACAATGTCAATAAAGACAGATGGAACTCTTTGGGGTTGGGGGGAAAATAGCTCAGGTAATTTAGGCTTAGGTGATACAACTAACAGGTCATCACCAGTTCAGGTAGGAACGCTCACAAACTGGTCTAGTGTATCTGCTGGGCAAAGTCACACAATGTCAATAAAGACAGATGGAACTCTTTGGGGGTGGGGAAATAATGCTTCAGGTCATTTAGGCACAGGGAATACAACGAACTATTCATCACCAGTTCAGATAGGAACGCTCACATACTGGTCTAGTGTGTCTGCTGGGATAAGTCACACGATGTTTATTTCAAGTGTATAAGAACAAATAAAAATAATTTACTATATTATACATTATTATTTATCACTATAATTTATTATGCAAAAACAAACTATTCACCCGTTGGATATGGCCTTGACTGCTTCCAAAAATGGATTTCCTGAAATTAGCGAAGACATACTTCGTAACCAACCTCAAGATGATTTGCGAGTTCTTTTTAATTTAGGATGGCATGAAATGCGTCATAGAAATATGAAAAGGGCATTCGAATATTTTAATTATGGTAGATTTATTGATGTTTTTGGATTACGTCCCGTCCCAGGAAAGATATGGAAAAATGAACCATTAGAAAATAAAACCCTTCTTTTCAGATGTGAGGGAGGATTTGGAGATCAAATTCTTAATTTTCGTTTTGCCGAAAGGTTCAAAGAATTGGGTGCAAGAGTTTTAGTCTCTTGTGCACCTGAATTAAAAGAAATGTTTTCAAGACATGGGTATGCTTGTATAGATAATGAAATAGTAGTTGGTGCTTATTATGATTATTGGGTTCCTGCGATGTCTGTTCCTTATATATTCAATATGGAATATGATGATTTAAATGGTTCTCCCTTTATGTCTCCTACTAATCCTACAAAACTATATGCAAAACCTAATACTTTGAAAGTCGGGATTCGCTGGAGTGGTAATCCTAAATTTGAGGATGAACAGCATAGAAGATTTCCTCCTGAATTGATGATCAATTTGCATGATGTTCCAAATACAACATTTTATTCTATTCAAAGAGATGAAAATTGTATAGATGGATTACCTTTTTCAGATTTAAGAGATTCTTTAAAATCTTGGGAAGATACAGCAAATATTATAGCTGGATGTGATATTATTATTACATCTTGCACGTCAATAGCTCATTTGGCAGGTGCTATGGGTATTCCGACTTGGATAATAACACCTGTGATGCCATATTATACATGGGCAGTTCCTGAAGAAACTTCAAAATGGTATGATTCTGTTAGATTATTTAGACAAGTTAAATATGGTGAGTGGGATGTTCCATTTGAAAAGATGCGAGAGGAACTAACTAAATTAGCAGAAGATTTTTCCAAAGGACTATAAATGAATTACATAAAAGAAGCATTTTATCCAAGAGATGTTGGACATGCTAAAGAAATATGTCTTTCTCCAGAACCTGGAGTTTCTTATAAATTTGATATGGAAACTCAATATACAATTAAATTATTTATTGATAATCTATACGCCTTTAATGATGCAATTGTAGGAGATTATGGATGTGGAGTTGGAAGAATATCGAAAGGTCTAATAAGCACTTTAGGATGTGAGTGCTATGGATTTGATTTTAGCCAACCTATGCTTGAAATGGCGAAACAATTTGTTGCAAGTAAAGGATTTGTACCAGTATTAACACCTATTTCAGAAGAATCTATAAATCAATATTATAAAAAATTTGATACTATACTTTCAATCTATGTTTTGCAACATAGTCCGACTCCTAATGAAGACATTGAATTTATTTATCATTCGTTAAAGGATGATGGTAAGTTTATTACCGTGAATGAAAATAAAAGATTTATTCCTACTGGAATTGATGCTAAAAATGCAGGTCTTATTTATTGGGAAGATGATGGTATAGATATAGATAAAATGATTTCGAGAAAATTTAAACTTGTTAATCAGCATCCATATCCAAGAAGATTTGATATTAAATTTCATGTATGGGAAAAGCGTATAGACTGAAACCAAATATATAAATATGATATTAAAATTAATTTATATGAATGAAAGAAGAAGTGATTTATTTCATTTTGGATACATATTCAAATGCTGTAAAAATCGGATATACTACAATTAAAGGATTGCGAAGAAGATTACAAACTCTACAAACAGGTACTCCTTATGAATTAAGATTGCTTGGTGCTTTGTGGGGTGATAGACTCACGGAAAAACAAATACACAATCTGTTCAAACCTTCTCATATTAGAGGAGAATGGTTTAATTATTCAAAAGAATTAGAAGATTTCATATCAGAATCTTGGGATTTTAGTGTAATAGAATCAATTGAAAGTAAACTTTATAAAAAAATAATTAATAAACCAAGAAAGGTTAGCCATGATAACAAATTTTAATATTGATGGTTTTGAAAATTTAGAAAGTGTTATTGTAGATTTTAGTGCTACATGGTGTGGTCCATGTAAAGCCTTAAATCCTATTTTAGATGAAATAAGCTCAACAACTGATATCAAGGTGTTTAAGATTGATGTTGATGAAAATCAGGAATTAGCTATAGAGCATGGTATAAGAAGTATACCTACAATGCTTTTATTCAAAAAAGGTCAATTGATTAATAGATTGGCTGGAATGAAAAGAAAAGGTGAGATATTAGAAGCCTTTAATTAAAAGAAAAGCCCTTATTTAAGGGCTTTTTTGTTATTATTCGTCATCTT